GAACTGTTAATATAGTTCTTATGCTTATAGGTTTAGTTGGTTTGATAGGATCAGGCAAGGACACAGTTGCCGCGAGACTCGTGGATCAACACGGATTCAAGAGAGACAGTTTTGCGAAGAGCCTCAAGGACGCAACCGCAAACATATTTGGTTGGGACAGGCACATGCTGGAGGGACAGACCGACGAAAGCAGGGCATGGAGAGAACAGAAAGACGAATTCTGGAGCAAAAAGTTCGGCAGAGACATCACACCACGTTGGGTGTTGCAACACTTCGGGACCGAAGTCTGCAGGGGAAACATGCTGGACAGCATCTGGGTAGACAGCATGGTCGCACGATACCGCGGTGAGAACACAGTGATCAGTGACACACGTTTCGTCAATGAGATAAAGACCATAAGGGACCAAGGTGGCAAGATAGTGTTGGTCAAGAGAGAAGACATACCCAGCAGAGAACAGATGCAGGCCAGTGGAGCCCATCAATCAGAATGGGACTGGATAGGTTGCAGTTTTGATCATGTGATAGAGAACACAGGCACTTTGGAAGACCTGTACATAAAAGTGGACGACCTTATGCGTCAGCTTCAAGATCACCAATAGACCAACCCAATTCCTGGGTACTTTTCAAACGTTGACAGTTGGCACAGATAGTTTTTAGATTGTAGGCCACCACGTTGTTCTTGTTGCCATCCACATGATACACGTTCAATTGTTGCGGCACCACTGCCTTGAACCCACACAGTTCACACTTGGCTTTCTTCTTGTATCCGGCTGTCTGCCAGCGTGTCTTGCCACCGGTTTTCTGTTTGTTTTTCTTCCTGATGCAGGCGTCACACATGCTACGCCAATAGATCTTTGTGCCTTTCCTGTAGGCATAGGCCCTGGGGTTGGTCTGGCACTTGGCACACAACGGTCTTTTCATTAACACTATTTAACGTGCCCTATATAGGTACCTAAATAACAAAATTTCTACCGTATTTTAACCAAAACGCTATAAATAACAGAAGTTACACTTGCAAGGAGAATTAAATGGCACTAACATCACCAGGAGTTGAAGTTTCAGTAATCAATGAAAGTTTCTACGTACCGGCAGACGCGGGTACTACACCTTTACTGATTGTTGCAACAGCTCAAGACAAAACAAACGGTGCGGGCACAGGCACAGCACCAGGAACACAATCAGCAAACGCAAACAACGTTTACTTGATTTCATCACAAAGAGAATTAACAGAAACTTTCGGAGATCCGAAGTTCTACACTGATGCATCAGGCAATGCAATCAATGGATATGAATTAAACGAATACGGCTTACAAGCGGCTTACTCTTTCCTAGGAGTTGCCAACAGAGCGTTCGTAATGAGAGCAAATGTAAATCTTTCAGACCTTGCAGGTTCGGCAATTGCTCCAAGCGCCGCTCCGACGAACGGCACTTACTGGTTTGACTTAGCAAGTTCAAGCTTTGGTATCTTTGAATGGTCAAAGACAAATCAATCATTCACTAACAAAACGCCAATCTTAATCACAAGCACAGCTAGCCTAGTTGGAGGTGTCTCAACTGGTATACCTAAGCAGAGCGTGGGTAACATTGGTGACTATGCGATCAACGCCGCACATGTTACAAACAAAATTTACTACAAGAACGACAGCAACGAATGGAAACAGGTAGGTAGCACTGACTGGGCAACTAGTCATCCAACAGTGGAAGGTACAGCTACATCTGGTACATTGGTAGACGGAAACAGCATCGTGATCAACGGTACTACTGTCACACTATCAGGTACTACTTTTGCTAACTTGGTTGCTTCGATCAACGCCGCGGCTATCACTAACGTGACGGCGGCAGTGGACAGTGTTACTGGTAAGGTACAACTTTTCCACAACGGTTTGGAAGTTGGTGACTCATCGGCAACTGTTGACATCAGAATCGAAAACGGATCAGGAACAATCCTGACTGTCACAGGTATCACAGCAGGTTCTTACAAGGCGCCTAAGCTTTTACAAGCGGCACACACTGCAAGACCTACATGGAAAACAGCAGACGAGAACAGACCTACAGGAAGTGTATGGTTCAAAACTACAAATCCTAACTCAGGTGCTGACCTAGAAGTAAAATTTTACAGCTCGGCCACTGCAAGCTTCTCAACTGTTGATGCTCCGTTGTATGCGAACAACCACTCAGCTATCTTTAACCTAGACCCAGCTAACGGTGGAACAGGCATTGCGACAGGAACAATCTACGCACAGTTCAACGTCACTGAGCAATCAGTGTTGGATCAAGTGGTAGGTGGTACAGAAGATACTACACCAAGCTTGGGTGACTTCCAGTTATTCAGATACGAAGGTGGAAAGACAATAATCAAAGCAAACACAAAATACCCAACTTTCACAGCAGGTGAAACGATGAGGATCCAAGAATCAGTTAAGAACTCAGGTTCATTGGCAGATTCTAAATTGGTCACTATGGTGTCAGGCGATGGCTCTACACTGGGTGACGCGGATGACTTCGTAACTGCTATCTCTACAGCGGGCTTCACGAACATCGAAGCAGAAGTATTGACGGAAGGTGAGGACGCAGGAAAGATCCAGATCACACACAAATTAGGTGGTGAGTTTAGGATGTGGAACGTGTCTGGTACTCCATTAGATGACGCAGGTTTTGGTGCCGCGAACGCACACAGCTACGGTACATACACTGCAAACAGCAACACATTAGTAGACAACTTATACGATGTGCCAGCAGGTTACTCAGAAGATTCTAGTTACCCAGCTGAGGTTGTGGCTTCAAACTTCAAAAGATTAAGCTACACAGCTTCAACAAGTGCACCAACAAATGAACCAGCAGATGGTACATTATGGTACAACACAAACTTAGAAGCTGACATCATGGTACACAATGGAACTACATTCGTAGGTTACAAAAATCAGTACACTGCGACAGATCCAAATGGTCCACAATTTAGTGCAACTGCACCAACCACACAATCAGATGGCACGGCTCTTGTAGCTAACGACTTATGGATTGACACTAGCGACTTGGAAAACTATCCAAAGATTTACAAGTACGACACAAGTGCAACAATCTCGTCAAGCAACACCAACAACGGTGTTGTTGTGACCACTACAGGTGCTAGATGGGTGCTAGTGGACACAGCAGACCAAACAACAGAAGACGGTATAGTTTTTGCAGATGCAAGATGGCACACGTCAACTGACAAGGCCGCTGATGGCAACACAGGCGCAGGCTCAGGAAGTTCGATCAAAGATCTATTATCAGACAACTTCTTGGACCCAGATGCACCAAACCCAGCTTTATATCCCGAAGGCATCTTGTTGTTCAACACAAGAAGATCAGGATACAATGTGAAGGAATACAAAAACAGCCACATCAACACTGACACTTACCCAGGTTCGGGATCATCAGGACTAGGTAACATCAGATTCAACAACGAATCTGTTGCTGGTTACTATCCAGACAGATGGGTGACAAAGTCGGCAAACAACGCAGACGGTTCTGGCTCTTTCGGAAGGAAAGCAGTGAGAAAAGTCATCGTTGCACAGATGAAGGCAGAGATCAACACAAACCAAGGTATCAGAGAAGATCAAAGAGGCTTCAACGTATTGGCCGCTCCGGGTTATCCTGAAGTGATCAGCGAACTAGTTGCTTTGAACACTGATAGAAACAACACTGCATTTGTTGTTGGTGACACTCCGTTCAGATTAACTGGATCATCAACTGCTATCACTAACTGGGCTAACAACACAGCTGGTGCGACAGACAACGGTGAAGATGGCTTGGTGACCAAGTCAGACTACTTGGGTGTGTTTTATCCATCAGGACAGACAACAGACAATACAGGAAAATCGATCGTTGTACCAGCATCACACATGATGTTGAGAACATTGGCAAACAATGACAACGTTGGGTTCCCATGGTTTGCACCGGCAGGAACTAGAAGAGGTATTGTTGACAACGCGACAGCAGTAGGATATGTGGACGCTGAAGGTGAGTTCGAAACAATCTCACTAACAGAAGGCACAAGAGATGCTATGCACTCAGCCAAAGTAAACCCAATCACGTTCTTCTCAGGAGCAGGCATTGTGAACTTTGGTAACTTGACTGCAACAGGTTCTGCCTCAGCGTTGGATAGAATTAACGTGTCAAGATTGGCAGTGTATCTAAGATCACAACTAGATGCCATTGCTAAACCGTTCATCTTTGAACCAAATGATGCATTGACAAGAAATGAAATCAAACAAGCAGTTGAATCATTCTTGTTAGAGCTTGTTGGTCAGAGAGCGTTATTCGACTTCCTAGTTGTGTGTGATGATACAAACAACACGCCGACAAGAATCGACAGAAACGAGTTGTATGTGGATATTGCAATTGAACCAGTGAAATCGGTTGAATTCATTTACATACCTTTAAGAATCAAAAACACAGGGGAGATAGCAAACTTGGGTAACTAATCCCTGGTAAATAAAGGAGCACTATGGCAATATCGACACTTTCAAAATTTACAGTACCACTAGCAAACGACCAAAGTTCAGCATCACAGGGTTTGTTGATGCCAAAACTACAGTATAGGTTTAGGGTCGTACTGGAAAACTTTGGTGTATCTACTCCAAGATCTGAATTAACAAAACAGGTCATCGATACAACAAGGCCAAACTTAACTTTCGAAAACACAACACTAGATGTTTACAACTCAAGAGTATACATTGCTGGTAAGCACACTTGGGAACCAATCACAATCACACTTAGAGATGACGTCAACAACGCAGTTTCTAAATTGGTTGGCGAGCAAGTACAGAAGCAGTTCGATTTCTTCGAACAGTCAAGCGCCGCTTCGGGCATTGACTACAAATTCACTACTAGGATCGAGATGCTGGATGGTGGAAATGGTGCAAGTGCTCCAGGTGTGTTAGAGACATTTGAACTATACGGTTCATATGTAGAAGCTGTGAACTACAACACTTTGGCTTATGCCACAAGTGATCCAGCTACAATCACTTTAACGGTGAGATACGACAACGCGGTACAGACGCCACAAGGTACTGGCATCGGAACAGCGTTAACGAGAACAATAGGTTCGCTATCGACAGGTGGTGGTATCTAATTTTCGTTTGCATTTATAACAGGAAGAGCGCCTTTATAGGCGCTTTTTTTGTGGCCATAAATACACCATATGCCTAGCATCAACAACTTTCTTTCAGGATTTTCAAACGGCCTTCCAGGCATGAAGGACTATCAACATGCCAGTAGGTTGTACATAGATGACAATTTCAAACTTTTACCTAAACAAAAGTTTTTATTCCACGTGGTATTTGGCCTAAATGATTCTGCTTTCACTAGGAAATTCACCACAAACGAAAAAGCAGAACTGAACATGCTAGTAAAAACATGCCAGCTACCAAAGTTTGACATGAACGTTGAACAAAAACAACAATACAACAAAAAGGTCAACGTGGCCACTGGTATAAGCTATCAACCAGTGAACATAACATTTCATGACGATCATGCAGACACAGTGAATGCTTTCTGGAAAGCCTATTACGAATACAACATTGTTGACAGTCTGACTGTTGGTGGTCCGACCGGGGCACAGGAAACAAAAGATAGTTACTATGATGCAGGGACCAAACATCAATTTGGTATGGATGGCGGTCAAAGGAAAAAACAACCTTTGCTGAGATCGATACAGATATTTGCATTACACAAGAAAAGATTCACGTCCTTCACACTAGTAAATCCAATTATAGGATCATGGGCACACGACGACCTCGACCAAGGTGATGGTGGTGCAGTCATGTCAAACACCATGCAGGTGTTTTATGAAACAGTGCTATACGGTGCAGGACTCGTAACAAAAAATGAACCTGAAAAGTTTGCTACTAACCACTACGAC